TATTAATAGGGTGAATATAGTAGAAGGTACTCCTGCCGAGGTGGCTAAGATGGCTGGGGTGACTATAGGTGACTTCCATGTGGGGGTTAGGTCTTTGAAACAGACTGACTTCATCAGGAAATACACTAAGAAAGAGTACATGCTGAATCCAGATATTATGTTTAATGGCAATGATAGGCAGTATTTTATAGTTAAGCATATGTGGGATACCCAGACTAGCAAAGGACTCAGGAAATGAGAGGTAGACCACGTTCAAAAGAGCCTAGTAGTAGAGATCAACATGTCCTAGAGGCATTGCGGGAAGGGCATTCGCAAGCCAGGGTAGCGCAAGTGTATGGGATATCTAGGCAGTATGTTAAGAAGATAACAATAAGGTGGCCTGAATTGGCTCCTAAACATAGAAATATATAGCGTTATGAGTAAATACATCAATACAGCGACTGCAGGTACAATGTCTTTATCTAGTACAGCATGTGCTTTACTACTGCCATTAACCCTGTTGGCTAATAGGGATAATGAAATAGATAAGGACAAGTTCATGAGTAGTATTAATTGGATAACTGATTATCGGACTTGGAACAAGTACTGGGCTGAATTAGTTAATAGTGGTATTTTAGTTAGATTAGATAGAAAGACTTGGATGGTATCTCCGCATGAGTGCTACACGGATGATATGTCGCATAGTAGTTTAATTCGTAAATGGAACGAGGTTCATGATGCAATTAAGTAATTTACAGGATGTAGACACCGATATAGACACAACGGATCATCTTACTAAGGAACAACTATCTGGGGCTCTGCCTGATAAGAGGTTTAGGAAGTACCTGACTGATGAGGTGATTAATGTTGTTAATTCAGAACCTAGTTCAGAACTTAGACGGGTATTCAGGGACAACGTACTGACCTATGCATCTGTGCTGACTACTGGTAAGTTCTCATTAGCTGCCTATGTGAATGCTGTTAAGTTCGTATCTCTCAAGTTAATGGGCGATAAGGCCTCTACTGCCTATAGTAAGGTGTTTCCTGATCGATATCAGAATTTAATAGATAAGGGCGCGTCCCCTTCCTATATAGCTAGTTTTGCTGATAATTATAGTAAGACAGGGCTGATTACTAAGATCATGGAACAGACCATGGTTCCTACACACATTCTGAATGCCGGTGTGTACCAGGAAGCTATCAATGTGCAGGCTGAGTTAATGCATACAGCCAAGTCTGAGATGGTTAGACAGAAAGCAGCTGAGAGCCTTATAACTAATTTAGCAGCTCCTGCGCTAGCAAAAATAGAGCTGGAGGTTAATTACAATAATGATGTGGTAGAAGATCTACGTGCTACTACTAAAGCACTTGCACAGCAGCAGTTGCGTATGATTATGAATGGCCAAGCAAGTGCTAAAGAGATAGCCCATAGTGAGATACTTGCTAAAACAACTACTGTTGCGCCTATAGACGCAGATTATGAAGTTATTGATAAAGATGATAATTAATTAAAAGGATATCTATGTGGGGAGTAAAAGTATCAAGACCAGATAAATCTGGGGTGTTGAAGCATCACTCGACTATCCCGAGAGAAACATTAATCGCTGTACGTGATAAAAATGAAGGGTTAAGTAACTATGGTAAAGAAGGGTCAGTTAGGAAAACTTATACATCTGTGTGTGGATTTTGTAAAAAAGAGTTCCAATCTGTAAAGAAGGTCCAGATGTTTTGTCCACCACAAGTCATGATGCGTAAGTACAGTTGTACCTACCTCTTTAATAAAGAGCGTAAGAAAAAGCCTATGGTCAAAAAGGTATGTATTTGTTGCAAAGAGACTTATGAGACTCGCATACCCCACCAGATGTTTTGTAGAAATCCGTGTAAAGCTAGCAGTATCAAAATTACACGGAAAATATGCGTGTGCGGCAGGCCGTACAGAACACATAGAGCAGAAATCCGCTCATGTACTCAATGCAGAGGAACAGATATCAAGTATGGAGTACGGGGATAATTCTATAGAAGTGTGCCAAGACTGTATATGGTGGAATGGTGATAGTTCAGGAATGCAGGGGTATTGTGTGGAAGATCACAATATGGCGTTAATTACGGGTCGGTACGAGGGGTGCATTAACTTTTTAGCTAGATACTTATTACACTGGGAGAACATAATGGCTGATGAATTTTGCAGGATCTGTGGGTGGGAAGCTAAGTCAGGTGCGTTGCATGACAAACAAGAATGCCTAAAGACTATCCATCCACATGCTTACACATGTTGTGGGGAACAGATATGTGTCTGTGGAAATCTAGAACGCGAGGCTCGAAATGGCTCTAATTAAGAAGACCGTAGATCAATGGCTCAATGACATTGACTATACGGATGATCCTACCTATGTGCCCAGTGAGTTTGCGCTGGAGTTCGTTTCATTCATTAAGCTAGTTAATGGTGAAAAAGGAGAGGAGAATAAGACCCCGGTTATCCACTATAAGATGATGGATAAAATCGCGGGGAAGACCCAGAATACAGCTAATATGTGTGCTCGTGGATTAGCTAAAACTACTATATTCGCGGAGTACTTGTTTCTGTATATAGCTGTATATGGATCTATTCCAGGATTTGGTTCAGTAGACTACGCATTATATGTATCTGATAGCATTGAAAATGGTGTTAAGAAGATGCGACTTCGTATGGAACGTAGATGTGAAAACAGTGCGTTTTTAAAGAAGTACATTTCTAAGTTTAGGTTTACTGATATTAGATGGTACTTTAAGAATGCAGCCGGTAAAGAGTTTGTTGTTACCGGACATGGAGCTAAAACAGGTGTTCGTGGTACTGTTGAATTGAATACGAGACCACAACTTGCTGTACTTGATGATCTACTAGGAGATGAAGATGCCCGGTCCGCTACGATTATTGAAAATGTTGAAAACACAGTCTACTCGGCAATTGATTACGCGCTACATCCTAATAAGAGGAAAGTCATTTGGTCTGGGACTCCGTTTAACTCTAAAGATCCGCTATACAAGGCTATTGAATCAGGTGTTTGGCATGTAAACGTTTACCCTGTATGTGAATCGTTCCCATGTAAGGAGGAAGATTTTAAAGGTGCCTGGGAAGATAGGTTTAATTATGAGTATATTAGTAACCAGTATTTTAAGTCGAAAGGAGCTGGTAAACTAGATTCATTTAACCAGGAGCTTATGCTCCGTATTACGTCTCCTGAAGAGCGTTTAGTTACTGATTCTGATATAATTTGGTACAAACGTAGTAATGTACTTAAGAATAAGGGAGCGTATAACTTCTACATTACAACTGATTTTGCTACATCTGATAAGGAACATGCAGATTTTAGTGTAATTAACGTTTGGGCGTATAATAATAACGGGGATTGGCTATGGGTAGATGGAGTTTGTAAGCGATCCCTGATGGATAAGACCATTGATGAGTTGTTTAGGTTAGTTCAGGAGTACCGACCACAAGAAGTAGGTATTGAAACAACAGGACAACAAGGTGGATTTATTAGTTGGATTCAGAATGAAATGGGACAACGTAATAATTATTTTACTTTGTCTAAAGGAAGAAATAGTAATACTATTGGTATTAGGCCTACTAAGGATAAGATGAGTAGGTTCCAACAGAATGCTATCCCTCTATTTAAATCTAAGAAAATCTGGTTGCCAGAAGAATTAAAAGATAGTGATGAACTTGTAGAGTTGCTTTTTGAGCTATCTTTAGCTACTCTTAAGGGGTTTAAAAGTAAACATGATGACCAAATCGATACTATTACAATGTTGGCTGAACTGAATGCGTGGAAACCAAGTGAAGTAGGCCCACAAGAAGAGGAAGAAGAGGATACACTAAAAGATTCTCGTATGTGGGGTGATAATAATATTAAAAAAGAAGGCGATAGTTCTTATTTTGTCTAGATAGAGGTTACTATGAAAGTTTCAGAATATATAGATTATTTGGTTACAGGTGAGTGTAGTAAATTATCAATAGCTAGTGTTGGTGATACCTCCGCAAACCCAAGCCCAACTCCGACTGCAGTACAAGTAGTCAATCAGAAAAAGTTTATCAACTACATTAATCTAGCTAATTTAGCTCTACATAAACGATTCCATTTAGTAAAAAAAGAGTATGAACTAGATAACCCGTTAACGGGGGAAGAATACACATTACCTAATGATTTTTTAGCTCCTATTCACGCGTATTACACTTTAGATTTTGAGCCTGTTACAATTAAAGATGATTCAGTTAAATTAGTTAATAAAATAGACACAGCTGTCTCTATTCTAATTAATGAACCCTTTAAAGCTACTATTAAAGGAACTGATAGTGAAACGCCTAAACGTGCTCAAATTATTTTAAAGTACGCTGCTGCACCTAAAAAAGCAAAATCAACTATTACTGATTTAAAAATTAGTGAAGTGTACACTGAAGCTCTCATTAATTATGCAGCATACAAAGCACATGGTGCTATTAGTGGGGATATGAAAGATGAAAACAATACTTATTACTTACGTTATGAGTCTAGTTGTAAGCAATTAATTAACTCAGGAATGTGGGGTAACAATGAAATTGAAACCAACACTAAATTAATTGACAATGGGTTTGTTTAGTGTAAATTAGTACATGCAAACAGTGCCAATGCTGAGAACAACCTCCTTAGGAGTTAAAAATGGCGTATTATGAAACTATTAATTTAGTTGCTGGTGATGATAAACCAGAGATAAACCTCACGTTAAAAGATTCCAATACTGCTTTAGCTGGGCAGACTTTAGACCCAGATGATTCAAGCACTTGGGCCCTCATAGACATTAGTGATCCAATCGTTAAAGTAAAATTTCGAGCTCTAGGTAGCTCGACAATTTTAGATACGTTGACTTGCGTAAAAATTGCTCCCTACACTGGCGGTGCTTGTTACATGCCATGGAATCTTACGACCTTGGATGTTGCTGCAGGTACGTATGAAGGAGAGATTTTTCTTACCTACACGGACGCACGTATTCAAACTCTATTTGATAAATTAAAATTTAAAGTACGGAGTGACTTCTAGTGGCCGGAGCAGATACCAGTTATGTATTTCCTAAGGTTATACCAAGTTACATCAAAGCTACTACTGCCCCAAGTTACGTTAATGTAGCTACTGAAGTTATATTAGATTTCGATAGTAAGAATAAGCAGTTGTTTGAGATTGCAGTAGTCAATGACGCAGTAGAACTGGTCATGAATTACAATTTATCTCCTGCTGATCTAATTGCTGTAGGGGAATTGTTTACGCTAGTAACGGCTAAAGGTCTTGCAGACTCGTTGAGTTTGGCAGATGCAGCTACCTTCGGAACAGGGGTTACTAAAGTAGATTCGGTTTCCTTTGCAGATGCTTCTACGCTTAGTGCTACTAAAGCATTAGCCGATACAGCAGCTATTAATGAAGCCATTGCATTAGGTAATACTAAACCGTTTACTGATACTGCGACTTTGACAGATACCCAAGTCGTACAATTTGTTGTTGGAATTTCTAATATAATCTACGCAACTGATGGAGCAATGGGCGGTTACGGTGGAGCACTTAATGCTGCAGCGTTAAATGTGCACAGTCTGCTTGGTACTACTGGGCAGAGAATGGTTGATGAAGTCACCGTTACTATTACTTAACAGAAAATTTAACATAACTTATACAGAAATATGGAGTTTATTATGAACACACAAGATTCAGTTTCTCTTACAGGTAAATTACAAATTTCCCTGAATGGAACGGTTGTACAAGAAGTTAATAACATGGTTGTTACTGCTGGAAAAGGGTGGATAGCTAGTAGAATGCAGGGTGTTGTAAACGGTGTAATGACTCATATGGCTGTCGGTACTGGCACTGTTGCAGCTGCCGCCGCTAATACTACCCTAGGCACGGAGTTAGCTAGGCAGGGTTTAACTACTTCTGGTGGAGTAGTGGCAGGTGCAGTTATTACTTTTGCCTCGACCTTTGCAGCCGGTGTAGCCACAGGCGCAATAACAGAAGCAGGAGTTCTTAATGCTTCCTCATCTGGGACTTTACTAGCTCGAACTGTATTTGGTGTTATTAACAAAGGCGCACTTGATACGATGACAATTAGTTGGGCAGTAACTATTTCTTAGGAGAATATTCGTGGCAGTTAAATATGCAAATAATGCTAGTACGCTACTAACTTCTGGTATATCAACTTCTGATACGTCCGTAGTTGTAGATAGTGTAGCTTCACTCCCTACTTTAAGTGCGGGGGACCACATGTATCTAACTAAAGTTAGTTCTGGTGGTATTGAAGTTATGAAGGTTACTAACGTAACAGGCAGTACTCTTACATGTGTGCGTGGGCAAGATGGATCCTCTGCTTTCGCTGGGCTTGCTGGAGATGTTATTGAACTTAGACTTTCTTCTGCAATGCTAACAGATGCACTTGCTGAGTCTGCTGCTGGTGGAACGACTAATGGATTTGCTATCGCAATGGGGATAGCACTTTAAAGGAGTAGAAAATGGCACAAGATTTTAGACGATACATAGCTAGGAATACGGGGACTTCCCCAGCTACTCTGTTTACTGCAGACAGTTTCGATACAGTAATTGGTATTAGGTGCGCGAATGTTCATGCGACTTCTCCTGTAATAGTATCAGTGTATATCAATGATGGAGTGAATGATCATTACATAATTAAAGGGGCTCCGATTCCGGTCGGATCTAGTCTGGAATTAATTGATGGTGGTGCAAAAATAGTTGTAGATACCGGAGATATACTAAAAGTTGTAAGTGACACTGCATCGTCAATCGATACATGGGTATCTTGTGTTGACGCAATTAGTCCATAGGAGAATTAAATGGCTTACATAGGTAATGTACCTGCACAAAAATACGTTAGTCTTGCTGCTCAGCATTTTACTGTAACAGCAACAACTAGTTATACGCTAACGCATGCTGTAACAACCGAAGTAGATATTGCACTATTTATCAATAATGTGCGCCAAGAGCCAGGGAGCAGCTATTCTTACACCGCTACTGGAACTGCATTAACGTTATCAGCAGCTACAGCAGCAACGGATACGATGTATTGTGTCTACTTAGGTAAAGCAATTGGAACTATTACTCCTCCAGATAACTCTATTAGTTCTGCTAAAATTGTAGATGGAGCTGTCACTAATAATGATCTAGCAGGAGCAATAACAAGTGCAAAAATAACAAGTTTAGATGCAACTAAACTAACTGGTACGGTAGCTGACGCAAGAATACCAGAATCTGCGGTAACCCAACACGTTCCTGCTACTGATCTGTCACCAGTTCGTTCTGACATTTTAAAACTAGCTATTCATCAAGGAGTCGATGGGAACAGGGCTGCTTTTAATTTAGATAATTCTTTTATAGACACATTTGAGGATGACACAGGGATAACTACAGAAACGGATACAGATAGAAACGTCTCTGGTGAGTATGTGAGTAGTCTGACTTCAGTTGCATTGGACACTGGTAAAAATATTGCTCCAAGTTCAAATGATTTTGATTATGCTTATGATGGTTCAGACGATTGGACGGTTGCGGGTAATACTCTTGGTGACCATACTATAGGGGCCGATATTAAAACAGTTGTTCATGCTGATTCATCTATTTCTTCTTTGCATACTTTTAAGGGGGCTTTTGTTATCACGTTCACATTAACAGCAAAAGCCATGTTAGGTTTTGGAGTACACGCTATTGATGAAGACGATACCAGAGCGCAAAATGACCGTGGTGGTTTGCAGTCGATGACTAACTCTTTCGTGTGGCATGACGATTATTATTCTTCTGGCGCACAAGCGGCAATAGGAAGTACCGCAGAAGGAAGCTTTACTTCACCAGCAAATGGTTCGGTGATCGTTATGAGGCGCATTGCAGACGGCACTATTACTCTTGAAGATGATGGAGTAGTACTTCATACATATTCTTCAACGTATGCAGGGGATATGAGACTTTGTTTTTCAGCATCTGGCGGTACTACTCCTGATGTAGATAATTTAAAATTTGAAGACACAGATAAAGTTCAGCGTGATGGACACATACATGAAACTATAAATTCAGGTATGGGTTTTGGTGATGCGGTTTCGTCTAGTAAACACGTTGGGCAATTGTGGACTCCCACTAGAAGTGGAAATGTTACAGGATTTAAGATTGATATACAGACAGTTAGTGCAGCATTAACGTGCCATGTGGAAATTTGGACACATGACGGAACTAACCCTGCTGCGCAAGTGGGAGGCGATTCAGATAGTCTTAGTTTATCTGTAGCTATTTTAAGTGGAACATTTTCGGGAACATTGCCAACTGTTAAAAAAGGTACAAGATATTGGGTTATTTTTGTTGATGAGGGTACAAGTGGCAATGCTGTTATACGTCAAGTAGCTACGGCATATGGTACAGACACAGGCCGAAATGATACTTTAGCAAGTATGACAGATGGGGGGTTGACTGCACTGAAAATTGAAGTTCAAGTTGACACTTCTGCCGGAGAACCAACTCCAGACCATAACACTCTTTTACTGATCAAATCTAATACAACTGATGCGAGTACTACTTTTGTTGATTCTAGTCCGTTTAATAGGACGAGCAGTATGACTGTAGTTGGAACCACACAACATGACACAGCGCAGAACACTTTAAGTCAATCTTCAGCTATGTTATTTGACGGTAACAGTGACTTTATTCATGTTCCTCAAAGTACTGATTTTAATATGACAGGCGCATTTACTATCGAAGTTGTGGTAAGGTTTGCAGCTTTGGGAACACTTGAGGGTCTTATG